AAACTGGAATATTTCTTTACCCCCAAAGAGAAAATAAATTGTTTATCTGTGTTTCTCTGCCAGCCAATATTAGGAACCACTAACCCAGATAGCATAAATTCTTGCGCCATCTGTTCAGCAAATTCCATAAGCCTAGGTTTCAAGGCAGAAAACAATCTAAATTCATTTTCTGCTAATCCATTTTTAGAAAATACCAAATCGTTAATACCAATCTCTACTAATTTATTTATAACTGTAGAGACAACTGGTTCAGTTCTATAGAAAAATCTACATAGTGAATTTATCTTAACGAATTCGTCATAATCAAATTTCTTATCTTTTGCCTTAAGTGGGTCAGTCCAAGGATTAGTAGTCGGACTACCAAATTCTGCAAAAGCTACTCCCTTTAATTTGCTGTTGTCGGTAAGGGATTCAACCGCTTCAATAACTTTATTTTTCTTTTCTGTCATTTATTAATTCCATGCCGATCTTGCTAATTTAACTTTCGGCTTTGATGTATTATATTCTCTTGTGAAATAATAAGCTGCTATTCCACAAAGCAGGGCAGACGTAAAGTGGTCTTCTCCCCTCTTTCCACCTCTTTCTGTCAAAGTTTTATATGAAATATCCCCGTTAGGATTCTTAGAATATGTCATTCTTTCTAGTTCTATAATCATGTCTGGGTCTGTGCTTGAGAAAACTATTCTATGATTATTAGTAAATTGTTGCAATAAAGATACGGTAAATGGTTTAGTTTTCATCTTCACTTCATCACCATTTGAATCTATACCCATAGAAGTCCAAGAAGAGAAATCAATAGGCATAATAATGTCTTTATAAAGTTTATTTTTGTATTGAGGTTCTTCTATAAGATGTTGTCTAACTGATTTACCAGATTGCCCTTCATCCATTCCTATGATAAATGGGTCAAATTTTCTAGTAAGGATGTCAATAATTTTTTCTTGCATAGGATATTGAACTTTAGTTAATTTTATCCTGCCATGAAATCTTATTTTCTCCGAACCATCTATGTAATAAATACTAATAGCTGTAGGTTCAGTGTATCCTAAATCTATTCCCATAAACACGCCATAATTCTTTTCAGTGACAACAGGAAATGTTTCTATTTGTGTGAATAGTTCTGATGTGTTATCAGTTTTAAGTCCGTCAATCTCTAGTCTAAGAACTGGATAATCTTCTATCTTAAATAAATTCCTATCAAATAGGGCGAATACTGGCTGACCGTGCTGACCTAAAACATAGTGTATAAAATCCTCAGAATCTTCACCACCATACTGCTCTTTATAATTTTCAATATCTTTATCAGTAACTCTAGGATTATCATATGCTGACACACGATGCTTAGAGTAATTATCAGCCACTTGATCTACATTAAATAAAACGTTCTTCTCTCTCAATCCTGTAGGAACTCCAGTAACTATTTCTCTGTGTCCATTTGTAAATGTATTTAAATCTGGCTGCATTTCACTAAAAGCTGCCCAAGGAAAATACCCACCCTCGTCTACAATAATAAATGGAGTATGTAAGCCTACTAAGTTTGAGCCTGTTCCAGATTGTCCCGCAATTCGGCAGTATAGTGTAGCACCATTTAAAGTTTTTATAATATTAGCGGATGAATCTATCCCCTCACTTCTCCTAACAAAATTAGACAAAAATGAATTAGACCTAAAGCCTCTCATTAATCCATCCCATACTGGCTGTAGGTGAACTTTAGATGGAACAGCAAATAGAATATAGTCTCCGGGAAATACATTAAATATCATTATCCATAAGATTAGGGAAACATCTGTAACTGTTTTCCCTACAGCTCTGGCTGTACACATTGATTGATGACTGCTGAAATCTGCTAAAGTTTCATTTTGATATATAGTATTCTCATACTTCTCATCATATCTTAAGTCTAAGTCAATGTTTTGAATAAATTCTGCACAAAGGCAAGGATTACGTAGAATTTCATATAAATATAAGTCTTCATTTGTTATTTTTTGTACGATCAATCTCTTCTCCATCCTCTAACAGCTTCTAATTCTCCAACTCTACTATCTATCTTAATTGGAGGATTTGCTGTTTCACTTCCAGGTAAACCTCCCCATTTTTGTTTATAATATTTTCTATTATTCTCAAAATAATATGGGGTGCTTCCTCCAGTCCCTTGCTTTATTGTCCTAGACCAGAAGTGGAAAAATCTCGCATTAGTTAATGTACAGCAATTTAAATGGGATTTAACAATCCTGTTAGCGTAATCATTATCAATATAATATGCGGGATAAAAATTAACATCAGTATAACCGACCTTTTCAAATGCTTTTCTCTTATATAAACATAAATTCTGTATATCAAAAAGTTGCATATCTGCAATTGATAACTCAGGAGAATAATCCTTAAAGTAATCCCAAGGTCGCTGTGAAAAGTCTTCAATTATATAATCATCTCCTACAAATTGTCTTCTAACTTCTGGAAAATTATCAAATAAATCTTTAACGTCATACTGCAATCCACTAATTACGCTATATAAAGATACATTAGCAAAATCAATTAATGAATCCCCAGCATAAGGATAAAGTACGACATCGTTGCCCATTAATATTAGATTATCGTAATCATTATACTTCCACGCATAGTCATAAATATCATTTACTGAATATGGAAATCCTAGATTTTCATTGTGAACTACATTAGGAATTCCCTCAAAATCTAGCCATTCCTTTGTATAAGTATCTCCTGGTTTTCCAACTACAGCAAATAAATCATATGGATTATGTACTGTTTCCTTTACACTCTGGAAGGCCAGTTGTGTGAATTGAAGATTGCCGAATGTACACATGGCGAAAAGATTTTTGCTCATATCCTAATTAACCTAACCTCTCCAGTATCAAAATCATCAAATATATAGTCTAATCCTAATTCTTTTGCTTTATTTAGTTTCCATTCTCTAGAAGGAATTCCCTCTTCTCCCGGTAACTTTGAACAATATTTTACATTTACTGGAAATCCTCTACTTTTCCAAAGAACTAGGTCAGCGTCTTTTAAATTCGTGTGGCTAGTAAGAATATAAACATCATCTCCCTTCTGAAGAAAATATGTTGTCAATTCTGAAAATAACTCTCTGTGTTCCCAAGCAGTTCCATCCAAATCAATTCCTATCTTCATACCTCTAATACCTCGCATATTTTATTAAAAACTTCTTGTTGATTTGTTGCTCCAGACCAAAATCTTCTAATTAAAACATCAGTATTCACTACGAATGATGCCCCCCGTGGATGATAAGTAAATGATAGTAGTTTCTTTTTAAAATCCATGACATTCTGATAAACTTGTGTATGTACATGAGGCCCAGAGTTTCTACCAATTAGGGTTGAGCAGAATAGACTTAAATAAGAAACTTCATTTAAATCAAATCCCAAACCTTGTTTAATTATATTACCTGTATAGAATATATTCTCTTGGTTAGTTATGATTGGGTGTGTTACAATAAAAATTTTATCTGGATATGTATCTGCTATATCTCTAATTATAGGGTTAAAATTAAAGTTCTCTGCTTGCATAGACTGTACATTACCATTATCTATAAAAATCAGTTCCTCTTTTTTCTCAAATACGAACTTGGTTGGTTCATCTATTTCATATGCATCGTAATAAATTCTGGGAATGTAATCAATAGGTTCTCCAGAAAGTTTACCAAATCCGTAAACTGCGAGCATATCATTATGCATTTGATATAACTTCTCTGCTGTACATCCTATTCCAGGTAGGACATATTTCCCATCTCTTCCTATCCAACAATTTACATATAGATTTCCATTGTCATCATCCCAAACTGATTTCATTGAGTCCATATGAACTGTAAATTCTTTGAACTCTAAATTTGGAATATCCTTTAAAATTCTGGGATTTTTTCCATGAGCATAGCAATACTTCTTTGCAGGAACTAACCTCATCCATTCTTTTACAAATTCTCTGCTCTCAAAAATATCTCCAGACCCAAATGCTAAATAAAAAATAACTTGATCATACATCTAACTTCTCATATTCTTCTCTATAGAGATTGAATGCATCTAAAGTTTTCTCAGGAAGCCAGAAAGCAAAATTTGCAATATCAGAGATGAAATTCTTTGTATTCTCGTACCCTAAAATTTCATTATGAAAATTCTTCTCTATTGATTGTGTATTTCTATCTTGAAAAACTGTGGGATTAGAAAATACAGGTCTTGTATTAAGTAAGTATTGGGCTATATATCCTCCCCAAATATCATCCATTCTACCTACGTGAGGAAGTACCATATAAACTGGCAGTACTTTTCTGGCTAAAAATGTATTCTGGCTATTGAATGGTGAATAATTTTCTGACGTATAATAATCTGGACTCAATAACTTTAGCCCCTTAGGATTATAAATATATCTACAAGTTGCGTCAATATCTGGGTCGCCATCCCATAAACTGGCTTGAATTAGAGGTTTGATAATTCTTTTTCCTAGGAGTAGTGGCTCTCTACTGTAAGGAACATCCTGTATAGGAAATCCTCTATGCCATAGATAGTTATGATTTGTCACACTCATGGGGTCGAACACATCCGTAGGACTTATATAATCATAGACTTCAACTTCTTCTCCAACCACTATATCCTTACCCCAACTAGAATATGGAATATTATCATCATCTACTGTAGCTACAATATCAGCTCCAAGTTTGTAAGCGTGAATAAATCCCAGATTTCTACGCATAATAGAGTTCCAACCAATAGCATCACTTAGTTCTTTATAATGTTCTTCTTGATATTCTACAGATAGATATATACAATTTATGTCTCTATATGATAAACTAGGAGTTTTCTTGTCTCCCACAACTATTAAAGTCCAATCTTTCATAGCCGCAAACTTTAGGGTTGCGGGCGAAGGTTCATAGATTGTAGTAGTTACGATAAACTTATTCATTGTCTCATTTCCAAAGGTTCATCAATAAATCCCCAAGTTGAAGGATTTTCAGTTCTTTCCATAAAGATTGCTTTATGCATATCGTTTACTTTGCCATCCCCTCCCCCACCTCTTTCATGTCCTATATGCCAGATGGGAATATCTCTAGTTGCAAATATTTTATATCCGTAGACAAAAGCTTTTCTTTGAACATTACTATCGGCATATCCTCTGCCATTAAGACTTTGTTCAAAGCCTCTAATTGTATACCATATATTTCTATGTGCTATTTGAAAATCTCCCGGACAGCTTACTAAAGAGAATTTATCTCCGTCACAAACTTCTATATCAGGTTCTTGTCCCCAACCATATTTCTTAATTTCTAATTCGTCTAAAATTTTATTTACTTCTGTGGGTAATCCTAAAGGTCTAACGTCATACAATGAGATATTTCTTCTAGCTACAGTTATAAAATTATTACTAATGGTTTGCTCGTCTAAATACTTTCTGTAAGGAGCGATTACATCTGGATTTGTAGAAATCAGTACATCCGTACTAAGTCTTCTAAGTCCTATATTTCTAGCCATAACTTCACATACAGACTGTGCTTCTGGGTCATCATTATTCCATTTACTAGCCTGTTCAGGAGTAATTTTTATATAGTAAAAATTTGGAGATTTAATTCCTACTTCTTCTACTAAAGTGGGTTTCCCGTTTTCTGTAGCCCAATCAACAAAGATAACTTCATCCATCTGACTAACTAATGAATATAAAGAGTATGATGCCCTCTCTATAAGGTTCTTTCCGTAATCGTCATTTCTTCCTACCACTACAGCACCGTATGTTGTCATTATTCCCTTTCCAAAAGAAATCCTTGATGAATTCCACTTCCCCAATTAAATATAATTTTATGATTTGGAAGATTTTTATTAATAAAATTTATTACATATTCTAATTCATGATTATGAGTCTCTAATAATAACCACTTAGCATGTTTTACTGTCCAAGAATTCTCAATAATATTATACTCCGAACCTTCAACATCTATTTTTATCAGGTCTGCTGGATTTACAAATGTTTCTAGTTCAGCAAGTCTGAAAACCTTATCAGCATACATTGTAACAGAGTCTCCCCAAAAACT